CTTTCGCCGCCATCTTGTTGTCGAAGTAAACCACCGGCTGCACCAGTGGCCCCCTCGTGTACTCTCTCAATGTAAACAGACGCTTCATTTGCTTTCTCCACGGTTAACGTTAACGAACACGCACTCATTGACATGAGTGACACCTTTCGAGTCCACAAAGGACTCACCACAACCTGCTGCCCATTCGAGCAGAAACAGGAACATCAGGAAACCGATGACTGTCGCAACGGCGACATAGGCCACCCCACGTACAACACGTTTCCACAAGGGCTCGTTGATGGATACCCCCATCGGTTTGATGGGTGTCGGTTTCTTCATCACAGTCCCCCAGTGGAGTGGACAACCTGCTGCCCATCCTTCTCGGCCAGCATCACTGTGACCTCGTAGGACTTGCGGGCTTTGAACACAGCAGCGGCCTTCTGCTGTGCCTCGTAACTTGACACAGCGTAGACCTCGACCTGCTTGCCACGGTAAAAGGCGATGTACCCGTTCATGTAATGCTCCATGTAATGCTCCATGTAATGCGTTTATCCTGTTGCTTGCGCTTTGTCCAGTAGGGCAGAGCCCATGCCACGTTTGTCTCGACGACGATCAGCCGCCCATCGAAGTACACCCTCACGCTGGCTCTCCTTGCAGGATGCGCTCTTTGGCAATGGCGGCATAACCCCCACGTGCCAGCCGTTTCATCCACTCCCCACTGAGCAGCACCGTGGAGCAGTGCGGATGACACTGAGTGCGGTGCTTGCTGGTGGTTGTGCCATACCTGTTCTCGTTCTCGAACCATGTGTCGTTGGCATAGACGAACAGCGGCCAGTGGGCACCGTAACTGTAGACGGCATACCACATCTCTGGCCCATTCTCCCCCGTGGGGTGGTTGACCGTGCCGAACTCGGCAAAGATGTTGTTCCCCTGAAACGGGTGCTGCTTCTGCACGAACTTCCGGGCATCCCGGTTAGCGATCTTCATAGCGTTTGCTCCAATGTGTTGCGATGCGACATTGCATCCCGCTGCCCTCTGTCACAGGGCAGGGAGATTGGTGTCAGGAGTGGTATCCGTAGTCCGTGCCGTTCCACACGGCACCTATGACGTACTGCTTGTTCCCGATCAGGGTACGGTACACGGCCACAAGGTCGTCGCCACCATCTCTAAAGATGTTGACGGTGGGGTAGTTGGTGTTCCATGAACTGAGGAAGCCGATTGCTGTCCACAGCTTGTCCCATGTACCGATGGACTCGGCGATTTGTATCATGTCTTCAGCCGTAAGGCTGAGGTTAACTTGCCGTGTCATGTTGTTCATTACATGCTCCCTTTCTGTGTCAGGGTGGCGGCGGTACCCTGAGCAAGCAGGGTGTTGAGGAACTTGACAGCAGCGGTGTCGCGTTTGAACCACTGGAAGTGCAGCATATCGCCGCCCTTCCACTTGACACAGGAAACCAATGTCTCCTGCTTCCGCAGTTTGCGGGGTGCTTTGTAAGGTATCTGGGTTACTTTCATAGCGTTTGCTCCAGTAGGGGTTGTAGTCAGCGGGTTCGCCGACCGGATTTCAGACTGCCATGGGCCGAAAAAAGTGTCAAGTGGCGGCGTTCTGGACGCGCGTATAGCAGAATAATCTACGAATTGATGTAAACAATCTAGAAATAAGTGTCAAGTTGGATTGCTCGTAGATCGCAGAAGTCCAATGAAATCAACCACTTACGTGTAGCGATCTAAATAATCTACGTTTTTGGAAGTAATGTCGCACTAAAAAGATGGAGCGCGTCATTCCGCATTATGAAATTATGCGAAAAATAATTTTTCTACATGGGTATATACACTAAAAAGATATCTTTTCTATATTATATATATCGTTCATTTTCTCTTGGCTCGTGGTCAATTCACGTAAGTGGTTGATTTCATTGGACTTTCTTCCTAACCTGACACATTACATATGTAAGGTTTCACGGTGTAAGGTTTCATCCCCAAATCGAGTTAAAAATAGATTGTTGCATGTACAGTTAGATTGTGTCAGGTTAGCCCCCTACTTGACACTTTATGTGTAATGTTGTAAGGTATCATAGCCCCCCGGTGTATAATTGCTATACGCTGTAGCGTTGCGAGCTATAAACCCCCGACGTATGGTGTATTCCCCCCTCTAAAAGAAAGCGAGTCCCCCCGCAGTCTGTCAACCTGTAAACCTGTGGCGGTCGCGTGCCCGATGCGCTGTGCGCGGGCGAAAGAAAACCCACACACCTTTCGATGTGTGGGTCTGGGGGTCAGGATTGCGTTTGCACAACCCTTGGCACTGCGTAGCCTTTGGCTACTACCAACGCAGCCAGTGCTGAGGCACTGGCTGCATCTTCCAGCACCGCTTCCGGTGCTGGATTGTTTTGGGTCACCCAATCGCTTGGGTGACCATCAGCGGCAGCGTACATCACGCTGCCGCTATGCGACTGCATTTTTACTTTAAACATTTAATTCTCCAAAAAGAACCCGGGGCCTGTCACGCCCCGGGAAGGTTACTTAGAAACTGAACTTAGGCTTGGATGAAGCCGATACTTTTCGGTCGCCGTCAGTAGTTTTAGCTACTGCCAACTTGCCGAAACGATACCCGAATGCCAGCGACTCAGTCGGCTTGATCAACTCGGCAACGCGAGTTGCCTTGATGAATTCCTCCTCGAAGGCTACCTTCGCTTCGGTCGAAGCTTTTTGCGCTTTGCGGAGCGCAACCAGCTTCTTAACCACTTCACCCTTGAGTGTGGTTTCATCGACACCGAACCAGTTCAGCTCTTTTACGTCTGCCATAACTATCTCCTACGTGATAACCCTTATCCGGGTTCGAAATGAGCCCTTCAAACAAGGGTTATCACCAAGAGATACTTACGACACATTGTTAATGAGCAACTTACCTGTCGGTGCTGTGTGATCACTGCACCGACAAATTCAGACTCGTTGATCCTGCTGAAAGTGTCAAGTTACCCGGTGCCGAGCCGAGCCGAGCCGAGCCGAGCCGAGCCGAGCCGAGCCGAGCCAAGCCGAGCCGAAGCGGCAAAGGGAGGGGGGTACATGGCTTGAGAAAAGCGAGGCCCCCCCTATTTGTTCCCAACCCCTTAAACCAAGACCCCAAAAAGTAACGCTATCAAATTGATAGCACTCCTAAAAAATTTCGGCTTAAAAATAGCACGTGTAAAGTTACACGTCTCTTGACACCCCCGTAACCCTCCGTGATATATTGCGCTCATGGACAACCTACCCCTCAATCACACCAAGTGGAACGACCGGCTGGCCTTCGATGTGGCCCTGACCCTTGAGGGCAGTGGCGAAACCCTACAGGAGGTGATCAAACGCCACAACATATCGGCCAACGACATCCTCACGTTCAACGCCGACCCCATCTTTCTCAAGAAGGTAGCGGGCTACCGTACCGAGGTTCGGGAGAAGGGGCTGACGTTCAAACTCAAGGCCCGCGCCCAAGCCGAAGAACTGCTCACCACCTCGTGGTTATTGATCCACGATTCAGCCGTATCCCCAGCAGTCAAGGCCGACCTGATCAAATCCACGGTAAAGTGGGCCGGGTTGGAACCAAAGGATGCTGGCCCGCAGGACAATGGCACTGGTGGTGTGAAGATCACCATCAACCTTGGCAGCGACCCCCGCGATGCCCGCACCATTGAAGCAACCACTATGGACGTACAAGATGCAACTGCCATCGAGAATTGAAGACCTGTTCACCCAAAACTTCAACGGCTTTCGCTCGGTGAAGATGCGCACCGCCACCGAAACCGTGGCCGTGGAGAACGAACTCAACCGCCAAAGCAAATCGTTCCAGACCAAGATCACACGCAGCAAGAAGCATGGGCGCGAGTTCGTGATCTCGTTGGTGGAGAAACTGACAAACACGGCGTGTACTCAAGACTGCAACCAAGGACGCACCTGTACCTGCGCGAAAGCCCCCTGATGGCGCTTGACATCAATTACACGCCGCCGCCCACGGGCAAGAAGTTCATGGCCTCGGACGCCAAGATGCGCGTCCTCATGGGGCCAGTGGGTTCGGGCAAGTCCGTCACCTCCAGCTTTGAGGTGGTGCGCAGGGCGTCCATGCAGGAACCCAGTGCGCAGGGCATCAGGAAGACCCGAGCGGCCATCGTGCGGGAAACCGCCCGCCAGTTGCAAGACACGACCATCAAGACGTTCCTCGACTGGTTCCCACCGGGCATGTGCGGGCAGTACATGCGCACCACCAAGACCTACTTCTTCAAGGTGGGGGACGTGGAGTGCGAGATTATGTTCCGGGCGCTGGACGACGCCGATGACGTTGCCAACCTGAACTCGCTGGAGTTGACCTTCGCGTGGTTCAACGAGTGCCGGGACATCCACCCCGACATCATAGACGCCATGTCCAAACGCATTGGGCGGTTCCCTTCGGCCAAGGACGGCGGGCCGACGTGGCATGGCATGTGGGGCGACACCAACCCGCCGACGATGGACGGCTGGTGGTACTACCAGATGGAGGGGCTGGACGTGAAAGACGGCGTCTCCCCCAACAACAACGGGTGGGATGTGTTCCGGCAACCGTCGGGGCGCAGCGTCTACGCCGAGAACATCGACAACCTGCCCGATGGGTACTACGACACCCAAGGCCGCAGCGAGGAATACATCCGTGTCTACATCGACGGCGAGTATGGCCTCAGTTCAGCCGGTATGCCGGTGTACAAGTACTTCCGGCCTGACTACCACATGGCGAAAGAGCGGCTGAGGCCCATCGTGAACGGGGTGCGGCCCATCGTCATCGGCATGGACTTAGGGTTAACCCCAGCAGCACTGATCGGTCAGCAAGACCCCCGAGGGCGGGCGCTGATACTTGACGAGGCTGTCTCGTTTGACATGGGCATCCAGCGGTTCATCCGCACCATGCTCAAACCGCTGCTGTACGAACGCTTCCCCGGCTCCCCGGTGCTCGTCGTGGTTGACCCAGCGGGTGTTGCCCGTGCGCAGACTGATGAGCGCAGCGTGGTGGACATTATCAAGGCCGAGGGGATGCGTGTCATCCCGGCCAGAACCAACAGCATCTCGGCACGCATAAACTCCGTGGACGAGTACCTCATGCGGCAGGTGGACGGCGACCCGGCGTTCCTCGTTGACCCCCGCTGCACGCAACTCAAAGCGGCCATGATGGGCGGCTACAGGTACAAACCCAAGGGCGACGGCGACGTCGACAAGAACAAGCACTCGCACGTGGCCGAGGCGCTCCAGTACCTGATGCTGCACATCGCCCATGCCGGTGAGGGGCACGCGCTCCAGCAGCGCCGGGATGTCAAACGGGCGAGTGCCGTGGGTTGGACGTGATACCATGATCATGCTGCTCGCGCAGTTGTCATCTCCACCCCCGATGCTCCAGTCGGGGTTAACCCTCGTGTGTGCGTCCTTGCCACCGGGGGTTTCTTTTTATTTGACCCCGTGTATACTTCGTGGTAGAACCCTGTCATAACTCAAGGAGCAGTCATGCAATGTGGTCAAGGTAAACCGTTCACGATAACGTCAACCAACTCTAGGATGGGTGGCGCAGCCATCAAGTCTTATAAGAAGGGCGGAATAGTGACGGCAGTGGAGGGGCGGATCCCGGTATCAACGATGCCACCCGGGAGCGTGCGGAATCGGAGGTCAGGCGGAGGCCCATAATCGAGGCGCTTCAGCAGGCTGCGGGACGCGCACAGGGTGCGGCTGCAAAAAATACTGCACCTACAAGGAACAAAGTCGTCACCAAAGAACAACTACAGGCGTCTGGCTTGGACTTGCGCGACTACATGAACCAGCAACAAGGACTTACACGGCGCGGCGGCACGGCCCCTGACGCGTACGGCAAAGAACAGCAGTACCAAAGGGCGCAAGAAGCTGCACAAACCCCAGAGGGTAAAGCGCGGCGTAGTGCAATGGCGGAGTCACAAGCGTTGGAAGGGTCGTACCCTGTGGAGTCTGTTGCCGCCGGTGCGGCCAGTCTGCTTAGGGCGGGGGTGGGTAAATTAGCGGGCAGAAGTGCGGCTAAAGAAGCCACGCGAGTAGAACCGTATCGTGCCCAAAGTGCCAGCCGCGCGGTGTCTACCGGGGCAGAAACGCCTGTAACTTTCTTGGGGGGTACCGCAGGCAGAGTAATGAATGCTCCGCGCCTTGCAGGCAAAAGCACGGATGTTGTTCGTCGCGACATGGTTCGGTAAATGGCTGGACTGACATTCCTGCGGGTCGTATCGAACTCCGAACTTGCTCGGCAAGAGCGAGAGGTTTCGGATCGCGCTCTACAGGAGCGTCAGAATCAGCCCGTCATCCTCGGCTTGGCCGGGTACCTGCGCCGGTGCTGGGATGTTGCCCAGATGGCGAAGAAGCCCATCGAGTACATCATGCTGCGTGCGCTGCGACAGCGCAACGGCCAGTACGACGCAGACAAGCTGCAACAGATTCGAGGACAGGGCGGCTCCGAGATTTACATGATGATCACGGAAGTCAAGTGCCGCGCTGCGGAGTCTTGGCTGCGGGACATCCTGCTCGACAATGGCTCCCCGCCGTGGGACTTGCAGGCCACCCCCATCCCTGACCTCAGCCCATCGCAGACCAAGGACGTACAGGGCATCTTTGCCGAGCGGGTACTCAAGATGGTCGAGGAGTACGGCAAAGCGCCCAACGCCGAGGAGATGCGTGAGATCAAGGAGATGGTGTCGCAGGACTATCGCTTCTTGGTCTTGCAGGAGGCCCAGATTCGCGCTGACCGGATGAATACCAAGATTCGAGATCAGTTTGCCCAAGGTGGTTGGGAAGCATCCTTCAACGATTTCATTACCGACCTTGTGACGTTCCCTGCGGCGTTCGTCAAGGGGCCGGTTGTGCGCCGCCAGCGGGCGCTGGGTTGGAAGACCAACGCTCAGGGCCAGACTGTGGTCGAACCCATTGAGCGCCTCGGGCCGGAGTATGAGCGGGTCGATCCGTTCTACATCTACCCTGAGCCGGGGATCAGCACGATCAACGAAGGCTACCTATTCGAGTACCACCCCCTGAGTCGGATGCAACTGTCCGACCTCATCGGCGTTCCGGGCTACGACGAAGACGCCGTCCGCAAGGTGTTGGAGATTGGCAACGGCCAGTCGTGGATCAATGAGGACGTGGAACTCCAGAAGGACGAGGAGGAGCGCAAGTACTACTCGTACATGAAGCCGACCA